TGTATGAGTTCTTCGGACAGGATGCTATCAATAAACGTATTGTATTATATCCAGATCGTGCTGGAAACAAAAGACGTGAAGACCTAGAACAGATAACAACAGACAGCCGTGCATTGAAACGAGAACTCGAAAGTTACGGTTTCGAAGTAGAACTTATGAACGAAGGACAAGCAACCATCTATCACTGGCAACAATTCAAATTATTACTTCTTATGTTTGGCGGTCGAAGTAATGTACTCCCTCAAGTATTGATTGACGAAAACGAATGTCCTAACCTGTGCAGTGCCATTATGCTTTCTCCACTTAAGAAAACAGAAGGACGCATCGAGCTTGACAAATCATCTGAAAAAAAAGTACCACTTAAACAACAGGCCGGCCTTACAACGCAGCTTCCTAGTGCGTTGATTTATCTGCTTTTCGGCCGATATGGCAACAAAGTACAGGCTGAACTTTCATCCATGCCTGATAATTTACCGGATAATATTTCAATATAACCCCAATAACATACCTAATTTGACATGAAAACAAAAAATAAGTCATTGATTGATTTTACTTTAAATCACGTAAATTTAAGTAGAAAATCAATAATCACGAGCCAACTTCCACGCCCCGCTGATATTTCCAATTGCCGTGCATTGTTGCAATAGGTAAGGAAATATGACAAAAGAACGATGTCCTTCCATTTTCAGTACCACCATATTACTTTCGAAGCATGGAAACAACAATGAAAGGCATAGATGCTCTTCGATGGGCACGTGAAATCTCTAAGCTACCTGATGGATACTTCACGTTAGCTTTCTTCCCCTGCTCGAGGCAGAAAGGAAAGGCTGACAACAAGCTTTGCATTAAGGAAAGGTGCAAGTGGAGAGCTCAACTACCCAAAGAGAAATTCAGTGTGGACAGCGACAACCTGTTTCTTTTCACAGATGAGAATGAAGAGCCTCGTATGTGTTACACCATATTAATCCGCTACATGGGATTCCCACAAGACGGTTTCAAATTACATAAAATCGATTGGCTGGATGTTTAACTCATAACTATAAAACAATGAACGAGGAATTGAAGATGGTAGGAAACTACGGATGCTACCTCCATGAAAACAACGTGATATCTTTTCAGATAGGAGACAAGCCAATATCGTCGGCTCTACCTCCCGACCCGCTATTCCCGACTACTATAGACTATCTCCAGTCGGACACGAGATGGCTCAGCATACAAGGTTTCCAAATTTGTAGCCGAGGTTACAATAACCGGAAATGCGAAGAAATAGCGCAAGATATAAAAAAGAACAGATTACTACCAAGGCTTATAAGCAAACAAGTGAACATGCTCTATGGCCATGGACCAGCAGTGTATCTTCCACGCATTACCGATGGAAAGCTTCAACGCAAATGGGTAGAGTGTCCGGAGATAACAGAATGGTTGGAGAGTTGGAAAGCACGTGGCATAGAAACAGACTACAAGGACTTTGCAAAAGGTATAATTAAGAACTTCTATTATTTTCGAGACATCTTCGTAAAATGGCGATTTACCGTCGGGAAATCCCGGGGTGTTCTTCCTGTTGCTGGACTAGAAGTAATGGAAAACAAACACTGTCGTCTGGCAACTACCCGACGTGATGTAGCTACTGCTGTCGTCAATTATAAAGACTTTAGGCACGTGGCTGTTGGGAAATGGGGATTAGGATTAGGAAGTTATGCTATATATCCAAAGTTCAATCCTTCAGAAGTGGATAATTACAAATACGCAGCAATCAGCCATCATCGTGAGAAATCAGTGGACGATTTCTACGGATGCAACGAAACGCATGAAGGGACCAGGGCATACATCAAAGGTTCGAACGAAACGGCTGATTACATCAACTCCTTCTTGAAAAATTCACTGGCAGCGAAGGTACACATCGTCATTCCAAATGCTTGGATCGAAACAAAAAGAACGCAAATTTCAAAACTTTGTGACGAGAACAAGAAACGAAAACAGGAAGGTGTGGAACTATTTGTCTACAACGGTATAGAAATCGGTACTGAATATCGTGAATCACTCGTTATCCAATATCTACAATCCGAATTACGAAAGATATCGAGCTACCTGACCGGGCAGGACAACCAAGGTAAAGCATATGCCACCATCAGTTTCAAGAACAGCCAAGGCGAGGAAGAGCGGTGGAAGATTGAAACTGTGGATCTGAAGTATAAGGAATATATAGATGCGCTCATTAGCTACGACAAACGAGCCGACGAAGTGCTACTCTCCAGCGTAGGACTAGACTCCAGCATCTCCAGTGTCAGCAAAGATGGCGTCATATCCAAATCAGGTGCCGATGCTTACTACAACTACCTAATCTACATTCTTTCACTAACCAGCGAAGATGAAATCTGTTGCGAACCGTTCAATCTGGCCATAGCAATCAATTTCCCGGATCTATATGCACAAGGTTATCGTATAGGATTTTATCGCGAGGTACCTGCACGTCAAGAAGATGTTTCACCCAAAGATAGACTTAATAAGCAACAATCATGATACTAACAGATTTATTTGTCGACATTGCCGATTTCCGCAGCTTTGCCCCATACGTGGAAAGTAACGTGACTTTCGAGGAACTCAATTCATCTGCGCTATCAGCTAAGAAACAGATTATAATCATCCTTAGTAAAGCGGTGTATGAAGAGGTATGCAAGGACCAGCCCGACGAAACAAAAGCGGCCCTGAAAAGTGCGATGGCCAACCTCACCCTTGCCAAGCAAATGGTCTTTGACGTAATCAAACGCCGCAAGGACGACATTGACATCTACAAGCACGAGCAGGAAAGTATGAGACGGGCATACCAGGATAACTACTTCAACGCAATGGATACTCTGATTCAGTTGCTGACTGAAGGGTCCGAATCCTGGAAAAAGACTCGCTACTACAAACTGCTTGAAACACTGCGCATCCGCACAGCCGATGAGTTCGACACCCTCTATCCCATCGACCAGTCTTATCTGTTCTTCTTTCGAACCGTCCCACTCCAGCAGGAAGCATTGGACGATGGGCTGCGAGGATATTTTGACCGGGCTCAAGATAAAGAAGAAACAACCAACATGTTGTTGAGATGTCTGGCCAAACAGACCGTTGCTATCGCTTTGCGAAGGTTTGATATCATCGAGTTCCCGCCTACCATCCGAAGTCTGTTCGACGATTCCACGGCAAGTCGAAGCGGGAAAGACGAACAACAGAGGATGCTTGATCTCGCCTCACAACTCAACAATGAAGTACAGAACGCACTTGCAGACATCGACCTGATCCTTAACTCATCGTCCGGCGGATCGGTGGACACAGAAACCTCATTCAACAGGCCGGACGATAAAATCTACTTAATGGCATGAGAGTATGGACACGAGAATTCGATTTATAGTTAAAGGTACTGAAT